TCGACCCTGACGTTCTGCTGACCAACAGGTATCTTCACACGAGGCCACAGGCTCATTGTTTAACATGGCCTGTCTTTCGGCCAACAAGTCGGGAGTATTAAACAATTTACCTGGATGCGATCGAAGCCACGACAAATCAATTTTAGTGGGCTGTGCTGCACAACACGAGTTCATACTTCTTCGCTCGGGTTCCACAGTCAGCCACCAAAATTTTTGACTACAATAATACTCAGTCAATCGTTTCCTCTTTTTTGGATTTTTTAACAGGTTTTTCTTCTACGATCGGCTGGTCAACTGTTTCCTCTACTTCTGCAGTTTTATGATGTGGGTTGGAGGTAAAGTCTGCCATGACACGGTCCAAACTTGTATCATCGTTGCGTTCCCAGGCCTTGCGGAATTGTTTGATCACAGTTCCATCTGTCAGTGTGTATTTGAGACTGTTGCCTTCTTTTTCCAACAAGCCTTTGCCTTCAAACAAGTCCACTAGGCCACTGTACGGGTTCATGCCTTCTTCATACGGAATCTTGACCTGTACTGATTCAAATGGTTTGGCATAACGTGTTTTCATGATCTTGCAAGCGGCACGGATGCCTTTTACTTCACTAATCTTGTTGCCATCCTCATCTTCTTTGAGTTTTAACTTACGCATAGCAACCACAATACTTGATGCATAGATAAAACCTTGTCCTCCTGATATTTTGTCGTCCGGATCAAACATATCTTGACTAGCGTATGTGTGTGCGGTGGTTACTAGGCCAATATTCAAGCTACCAAACATGTTTACGCAATTACGTACCAGGGCGGCAAGTGCCTTGGGCTTACGACCCATGTCACCTTTCATGTCCCCTGCTTCGAATTGATTTACATCCGTTGGAGTAAGTAGCATACCCAACGAATCTACTACAAATAAAACTTTAGGTCTTTCTGTTTCAGGCAATGTTTTGTATTCTTTGACAAACTCACTGATCATCTTGCCCACATCATCGATCATGGCCATGTTGAGTTTGAGTAACTTGTCCTCACTGGTATCCACGTTGAGTGCATGTAACCAAGATTCATCCAGGGCATTTTCTGTATCTACTAAAATAACATAAATGCCCTGCTTTTGTGCATTGGCAACCAGATTGCCTGAACAGATAAAACTTTTGCCTGCGCCTGACTCTCCAGCAAACACAGTGACTTTGCCCAAGGGCACACCTTTGTTGAAGTCTCCTGAGATTAGATAGTTAAGAGCATAGTTGTTGGTTGAGATCCAGTCTGTGGGATCTGTGAATCCCACGCTGATGCCGTCGATACTCTTGGTAATGCTTTTTCTAAATTTACTTACGTCAAATGGTTTAGCCATGATGATTTTCCTTTATTAAAATTGATATTTTTTCTGCATACTTGAGATGTTGCTCAGGTCCTGGATGCGATCCATCTGTGCCTACATCTACAAATTTTGGAGAGTGTGCATTGACACCTTTATTGTTTGTTAAATCTATAAAATTTTTATAATTTTTAAATACCAGTGGTATCCAAGATAAATCTAAAATATTGGCAATGTATAATTTTGCATTAATTTTTTTACAAAAGTTAATGACTTGAAATATTTGTTGTATTTGTTTTAAAATCAATGTAGAACTAGAAAAATAATCCATATTCCAATATTGCTTTTGTTTGTTTTCTCTAATGTATTTTTCTATTGTACAGGTTTTCCAAGAAAAACCATTGGCTAATTCGGTACGCCCTGGACAGGTTATCCCCCACACCACAATGTCATTGGACTGTATGTCGGATCTAAGAATCATATCAGCCGAGAATGAAATAGAAGATCCATCCTTGGCCAAGGATACTTCCGGTAACTTTAAGTATTGTGCCAACAGGTGCCCATATCTTTGATTGGGTTGGACTCCTGTTCCGGCCGTAATTGAACAACCTGCTGTCCATAATACCTGTTTGCTGTTGGGTCGGGATAGAGTTTTATTAAAGTCAACAACAGATACAATGTCCCAATCAACAGTTTTAATTTTGTCAGAATATTTGGTCAATTCATTAAACATTCGTCCGTATAACAAAAATGAATTTGGATACTGTTCAAGTGCGTCTGTGGTCAAATCAATCAAATGTATTTCCTTGGCTGCATCTAATAGCACGCCAATATTACCAAAAGTAATATCTTCCGGAGAAGTATGACAGTTGTATTGTTTTTCAGATTCTAATAGAGTTTTTATATTTTTGTCTGAGATCAACACAGTATCAGCGTTCCACTGATAATTCTGATGAGAAATATACAATTGATTGATTGACATCGTCGATGTTTTATTTTGTTGCTAATGCTTCTTTTTCTGCTGTGATTTCTTTGCGGCGTTCCTTGATGGCCTTGCTCATTTCTTGCAGGGCTTTACGGGCACGGGCCGCACTTGCTTTGACACCCTTGCTGGTGAATTTTTCGTTTTCGGCAATGTATGTGTCAAATGCTGTTTTGATTGCGTCGTGATTTTGTGACATGATATTTCCTTTATAAAATTGAGTATAAGTCTGTAAAAATCTTCTTGCTGTCTAGGTTGCGTCTTGAATCCATAATCGACAACTGTTTCATGGCTTCAGGTAAATCTCGTTTCATTGGTTGTTGAATGTATGCCAACATGTTTCTATAACCATTTTCAAGCAAGTACCCAGGCTGTTGATTTATTCTGTCCTCTAGTTCCTGCTTGACTGAGTTTAACACATTTTCTGGTAAATGCCTAATGTTTAGGTATTCTGGAGTCAGTAATGCACCAATAACAAAACTGTTGTTGTGAAATCCCAGACCTTTGAGCCAATCCACGCAACCAAAAATGCTGTGATAGTTCAATAAAAAATGCAACATGTTGAAAGTTATTTTATGATCTAACCCACGAATGGTGTCGAGATTTTCTAAAAAGTCTGTCCACTTACCACCATATCTGATGTATTCAAATTCTTGTTCTTGGCTTTCGATACTGACTGTCCAGTGTACATTTTTAAATTCGCAAATCTTGTCAAATACTCGAGTGTTGGTTTTACTCAGGTTAGTGTTTATTCTAAGATTGACTTCAGGATTTAATTTTTTCAACAAATCTAATAATTCTAAATTTTCTTTCATCAACAAAGGTTCACCACCGGCCAGGTATACATGTTTGAGTTGTCCGGCATGTTCGAATATGTATTGTTTGAATTGTTCTAGTTGTTGCTGATTGGGAATGTCGTGTGTCACGCCTAATTCATCACTCCAGCGGCTGCTGAACTGTGGATAACAATACACACAGGCAAAATTACAAAGGTTAGTCCAGCGTATGTCAATGGTGTGCAGGTCATGACTACCTACCCGGTAAGTATCCATGGGTACAGATTTTAATTCACGTATGTAAAATACTCTATCGCTGATTATATCAAATCCTCGGCGATCTTTTTCTAAATCGTAACAAGGATAACACTTGGTTCCGGGTCTGTTTTGTAACATGCGAAACTGAGTGTCTTGGTTGTGCATGTTGGAAAGAATTTGATCAACAGGTTGATCTTTGATATTGCCAATGTGGCCGGCACTACGGATACAGTTTTTGACTGTTCCGTCAAAGTTATACATGAGACCAGTCCAAGGCACGGGACAAAAGGCAGGATTGGTCAGCATGTCTTTAGGAGTCATATCTGGGTCCAAGACTTATTTCTGCTATGTGTAACACTGGTTCGGCCTGTTCCAACATGTTGACCAAAGTCATGGCCCAAGGCATTGGCAGGGCCGAGGGCGGAGATGTTTTATCCTCGGTGGTCAAAATATCCCCTGGTTTGACCAAGACCAATCTAGGCAAATGATGCAAGTGTCTGAGTTGAACATGTGCTTGATCTAGAGTGTGTTTTTGCAACCAATACTCTTCCATATTTTCTATTGTAGTCACGGGATAATTGGTTATTTGACTGCCAATGCTGATAATAGTTTTTTCTTGGGCACGCCATCTACGATGCATTTCGAATAGTAGTTCTGTTTGTGCAAAACCTGCTTGGGCATTGTTCACAAACATGTCGCAGGTCTCTATTAGATCAGCACATTTGGGTATACTGCGAATATTGTGTCCTGTGCTTCGACTCAACCCCACGATTTCATGACCGCGACTTTGGTATGCATCAGCCAAGGCCTGTCCTATGCCTTTGGTGTGTCCTGTTATAGCTATTTTCATTTGATGCCTCTTAGTTGTTGCTGTTTCAGTATGTATGATTGTACTTCTTCAGTGTTTTTATTATTCACATCCAATTCACGTGGCTCTTTGAGGTAAGCGTAACCATGATCGATTCCGTGCTCTTTGGCAAACTTTTGTATGTTAGGTAGATCATGTAGGTTCAACACACTGACTGTGGTCCAAAGATTTAATCGAACTGGCATGCTTTTGTAGGTCATCAGATTCTGATAAAAGGTTGTCCAGGGTATGGGCCACCGTACCCGATCGTGTACCGCACCTATACCATCGCAACTGATTGTAACAATGACATCAATGCCACGTGCCGCTACATCTGCAAGCTCTTCCAGTACCACATTGGCATTGGTGTTGAGTCGTAGTGTTTTGAGATTGGGTGGTAAATTTTTTAATAATCCACGATAATTCTTGCTGTAACTGGGCTCACCGCCGTTGATGTCCAGGTGCCTGATGCGTTCCTGTGGGAGATTCCAAAATCTGTTGCTGTTGTCTACTATGGGAAAAGTCTTGCTGGTCAATGCACCTATTCTGGTGCTGCATTCAGGACTACAAGTCAAGCAGGCTGCATTGCAAATATTATCTAGAACTCCGCCCACTTGCAAATAGTCAGGATCGGTTTCCAGGGCATCCAAGGCCAAGGCATGTATTCGCACACTACTGGGACTCTCAACTTCAACTTCTTGGCAACGTACACATTCAGAAGGCCAAATGTCCTGTTCAAATTGTTCTTTCTTTTTACGCAACCAACGACTCTCACGCATCTGTTCCAGTGAGTCAAACTGTGCGGCTGCCACCATGTGTCCACAGGTACTAACTGTACCATTGGGATTGAATCTCACAAAATGATCTAGTCTAGGACATCGCATAGGTCAAGATTTCGTTGAATTATTTCAGTGTACAAGGCTGGATACTTTTGCTTGATATGTGCCACAATCATTCGCATGGTAACTGTTTGTCCACGCAGGTCTTCCCAGAGTATTTTATCCAACTGTAGATAATACCATAATTTACCATTGTCTTTGAAATAGTCTACCAGGCTTTCGTCACGTGCCAGCACGTTCCAGGCCAAGTCTGTGGCTGTGCTCAACTCATCGATGGGACGTATGTACATCCAGGCCTCAGTGAATCTCTGTAGATTCACCAACCAATGGAACTGTAGGCTAAAGTGACTGTTTAAGAATAAAAAATTGCTGATAAATTTGAGAGCTGTTTCTCTGTCAAAATCAGGATTATGTCGCAACCAGGTCTGCACTCCACTTACATAGCGGTCAAATGGGTCACGCACAAATACTTCGATGACCTGTAGTCGAGCTATCTGTTTGTAATCATACACACGTTCAGCACTGGCACGCAGACTGCTGCTGCCATTTTTGTATATGGGATAGATGTAACGGTCTGGCTCAACTCGATATATCTCAAGTTGATCAGGAAATAAGATGGGATCTAAGTAAGCCAGCATAGGAAATGTGGGGGACCGTCTCCCCCACTGACACAAGCGATATTACTGTTTCTGACGGTTACGAATCATTGCCAAAATGTCTTCAGCACGTTGGCTAGAAGGTTTGGCTTCTGCTGCCGGAGCCGCTACCGGAGCGGTTGGAGCAGGTGCATCATCTTCTTCTACTGGTTCTGCTGCCGCGGCTGGTGCAGGTGTACTTCCAGCGGCTGGTGCGGCGTTGGGTACATCCAAGCCGTATGGCTTGTAGTAAGCACCCCAACGATCTGCGTCGTATGGTTGTCCATCTACACTGGCTTCAAACATTTCTTTGAGAACCTTGAGTTCTACTTCGCTGGGTTTCTTGGGCAAGAAGTCTGACAAGTTGAACAAACCATGCTCATCAATTGCGGCTTGTTCTTCTGCTGTCAGTGCAGATTCTTTGCGTGACCACTTTGAGGTTGAATAGTCTGCGTAGCCGCCTTTGCTGGTTTTAACGATTTGGAAATCCAAACCACGTTGCAAGTCTGTTGGTAATTCTTCCATTTCTGGATCCATCAAGGCCGCTTTGATGATGTTAAAAATCTGTGGGCTGATTGTAAAGCGACGGATTGGGTTGGCTGGGGTCTTGTCGTCGCTGAGTGCGTTTTCACGTACAAAGCCCTGGAATAAGTAAGATTTTTTCTTCCAGTACTTGCGACCCATTTCCTCTAGACTTGGATCTTTAAACCAAGGACGAACCTCGGCTAGAATTGGGCAGGCCTCACCATACATTTCCATACATGGAACTTGTACAATAACTGGCTTACTATCTGCCTGACCTTTGACACCAGCAAATGGTAGTCGGATCATTGCACGTTCAGCCCAAAAGAAGCTGTTTTTTGTGTTACCGTCGGGGAGGAATCTTACTCGAGTTGTGGAACCTTCTGCTATGTTCCAGTGTGGATAGATAGCGTTGTCGCCGCCTGCGGATCTGTTACCGCCTTTGTTGCCTTCTGATGCTTGGAGCTTTGCTCTAATTTCTGCTAATGTTGTAGCCATGATAATTTTCCTTTAATTTAAAATGTGCCATAATGTTACTGCTTTGCCATGTTGCACATACCGTAGTATATGCTAGTTTATTTATCTTTGTCAAACAAATATTCAAAGTTTTATTTCCAAATGTATTGCCGATAAAGTTCAATATTTTTGGCAGCCTGTTGGTAAAGCCGATCAATTACTTCTGCTTTAGTTGTGCTATTATACACTTGACTCAGGCTGTGTGTCAACCTTTGTATGCGATCATACGGATTGGTAGCATGATCATAGGTTTCGTCCAAAATGTCGCCAAAAGTCACAAAACCCATGTCCTGTAGTCGTTTCAAACTGCCCTGCCCACTGACCAACACAAATGGTTTTCCGGTGGCCAAGCAATTGGCGGTTTTTTCTGTGAACCAAAAATTATCCACAGCATCGGTTTCGCTGATGACTTCAATTTGATACTGGTTCCACACATTGCCGTAGTTGCGACAGGCTGTGTACCAATCAATCATGCCCATAAAATGATTGCTGACCAAGTCTCGATCAAAAACTTTGTTTTCTAACCAGGCTAATTCTTTTTGATAGAGCTCATCAAAATGTTTTAATTTGTCTTTTATAAAATTGGCTCTAGGTTGAAATGTTATAAATGTATCGTTGGGGAAAGCGATGTCTAATTCATATGCCAATCGGAATCTAATTAGATTGTATCGACCTAACAAACTGCCAACAAATTTTGCATTGCCAATATTTCGATCAAATGTTGCGGGTAAGTATTGATTTACGCTGACAAAAATTCCCATGGGTATGTGATCTAATACAAATCCGTTGTTGAGGTTTTTATCGTGAGACACAAAAGTGACCATGCTACGCGGTATGTCCAATTTATCGCATATAAACTCGACAAATTGATCAAATCCGCTGAATCTGGTGTTTTCTCCATCTAATAATTTTATAACAATACGCTGATTTGCATAGTGTTTTGCCAACACATCCAACAACAAATCTTTGCCAGTTATACTGTAATCTTTGTGTATGAAAAATTGTGCCAGAATTACAATTTCTGTGTCTGTGATGGTTATGGCCTGCTCGTTCATATTTGACTCAGCAAATAGTTGGCCCAGAGTTCATGACCGTACTCAGTGGGATGACGACTGTCGTGCCGATGACAATATTTGCAACCATCCAATAGATCTATGCGTGCCATGGCTCGATCAATCACCTCGGGCGTGTCTGGATATGTGTGATTGTAGTTCAACTGTTTGATGTGTTCGCTGACAACCACGTGTGTGCCATTTTGCACTTGATTATTGGACAACACTTCCAGCCAAGTATGATCACATACTGCTACTCTATCAGTGTGTCTGCTGTCACTAAAATTGTGTGCCACAACAAATTTTATACCTTGATGTCTGCGTTGTATTTGATCTATCCAGGCATAGGTTCGATCTACCATGCGTTCTAAATTGGCCTGTAATGTTTGCAGTTTGGGGTCAAGCCATTCTAATTCTTCGTGTCGTCCTGATTCAGTCAGGGTAATTATGCAAGTGGTATTAGCTCCATGCATGTGTCGAGACAGCAGTTGTTCTAACCATATAAACATCTGTCTGTTACTGATACCCGGCAATGCCAGGTTAATCCAGTCAGCACCTAATTCTTCACTGATCAAATTGCCGTATATGTGAGCAAGCCTGTGTTCGGTGTCGTCTTGGCCTTGTCTCACACAGGTTTTTCCCAGACTATCGCCATAGGTCCATGAATCTCCCACAGTGATAATCATACTCTCACTGTTGCGTGATTGATAGTGGCAAGGATTACGCACTCGACTCCAAGAAGGTATGCTAAATGTATCAAACATAAACGGTTAAATCTAGATTGTACAACATTTGCCACTGCTGGTACACATACTTTCTAAAATGATTTTTGTTGTACTGGCATCGACCAAAATACCGATTGGTATATTCTTGTGCAGGATTTTGCACAGCATTGATAGCATCAATTGCCACCCTGGCATACTGTCGCTGTCTTTCAGGATCGTAGGCATTGTTATCAATTTTGCTGTAGTCAAACACATCATCAAACACATCAAATCCTGAATCTTTGAGATATTGCCTCATGGGAGCTTGACCGTATACAAAAAATGGTCTCATGCCAAGTACAGGCTTCCAAGTTTTTTCACTGATAAAAAAATTGTCAGGATACGAATTATTGAATTCTGTTTCAGTGACCAAACACAACAAACTGTTTTGCCAGATGTTGATATCGCCGAGACTGAAAATATCGTTTCTTATTTTGTTGCTGACCCAGGTCTCGTCAGCACCAAGTTGACCGTATTCGTCGTGTATGCCTTGGGTATCACTGAACTTTTCATCTATGGTTATAGCACGGTCTCCAGGAAAACCCAGGCTGACAAAACCTTGATCTTTTAATCCAGCACTGATTAGATTTTCTACCAAAGCCACGCGATGTGGATGTGGTTTGCGATTCAAGCAAATGTATTTGCGAGCAGTATCCATCACCGGAACATGATATTCCTCGTAGTTTTGAAAATACAAGTCACAGACCATAGCC